ACTACTCTCATAATGGCGAATACAATAGATTTCAACGTAAGCACAAATGCGGTTAATATCCTCAACCAAACCGCAAATGCTGCGGACAATACGGCGACAGGATTCAAGAGCGCAAAGGCAGAACTTCGTGCGCTGAACAATCAGTTGCTCACGATGGATCAAACGAGCGACGCGTTCAAGAAAGCGTCTGCACGTGCTGCCGAGTTGAAGGACAACATTTCCGATTTAGGTGCAGAGATTAGTGCTAACGCTGGTAACGCTTTCGAAGGTCTTTCGAACAACGTTGGTTTGTTCGGTTCGCGTCTTATGGACTTGGACTTGAAAGGAGCAGGACAAGCGTTGACTTCAATGGGTGGAGCAGTTGGTCGCATTGATTTTAAGACAGTAAAAGACGAGGTTGGTGGATTGGTTAAAGGATTAGGTAATCTTGCTTTGTCAGTTGTTTCCAATCCATTCTTTTTGATTGCAGGAACGTTGGCTGCTATTGCTTACAACTACAAAGACATTGCAAAGTGGGCAACGCAAACTTCAAAGGAACAACAGAACCTTGCAAAAGTTACAAGTGAACTTAATGAAGCTACTCAACAAGAACTTGTAAAAGGAGCGCAGAAGATTACGCAAATTGAAGTCTTGACAGATAGAGTTAAAGACAACAATTTAACCGAGAAAGAAAGACGTCAGGCATTGAGTGATTTGGAAGCAATGTACCCAGCGTACTTTTCAAATATCAACGGTGACATAAACGACACAGAAGCGTTAAACACCGCCAAAGAAAAGTTAATTGCAAGCATCAAATCGGAAGCCAAAGCAAACGCTGCAAAGTCTTTGCTCGAAGCGGAATACGCAAAGAAATTATCGTTAGAAACTGAACTTGCAAATAAGAAAGATAAAGTATCTTTAGAGGAATTTAACGCTGCGGTTGAAGCAGCAAAGTTTAACCAACAAACATATTTCAAAGACGCTAATCAGAACTTATCGGATTGGTGGAATGGAACAGAAGGAGTTGGTAAAGCAGCAATTGATTTAGAAGAAAGTATTCAACGCATAGCATTTTTGGAAGGCGAAGCAACATCGGCAGTTTTGGCTAATGTGCAAACGGAAGTTAAAGCAATAAGAGAAAAAACAAAGGCTGCAAATACAGCGGCTCAGGCAGAAGCAGATAAAAAAGAAGCAGAACGTGAAAAAGAACTTGAAGCAAATGCGGTTAAGGCTGCAAAAGAATTAAAACTTGAAAAGGAACTTGCTGACTTAAAATTAAAAGTGCGTGAAGATTACATCAAAGCAAATCAAAGCGCACAGGCTAATGAACTTTATGAGTTAGAAAAGAAAAAACAATTAGAACTACAAACCTTTGAAGGAGCAGAAGAAGATAAAGTTTTTATCATTGAAAAATATCGTCTTGCTGAAATTGACGTCAATACTAAATACGACGATTTAGCACTTGAACAACAAATTGCTGCTAATGAAAAGAAAAAAGCAGAAGACGATAAAGCAAAAGAAGACGAACTTGCAAGACAAAAGCAATTTGATGCAGACAAACTTGCGGCAGAACAAGCCTTAACAGATGCTAAATTCTCTCTTGCTTCCGCTTCGGTTGACTTGTTAGGAACCTTATTCGCAAAGAACAAGAAAGCGGCAGATATTGCCTTTGCACTTGACAAGGCTTTGGCTATTGCGCAAGTGGTTGTAAATACACAACGAGAAATTAGCGCCTACAATTCAAACCCTGTTTGGTCTTTATCTCCAGACGGTGGTGCTTCAATAAAGATTCCTGCAATTATTGGTGCTAAACTTCGAGCGGCTGCGTCTATTGCTACAATAGCAGGAACGGCAATAGGTCGCTTTGCAGGTAATGGAGGCGGTGGAAACAATGCAGGTAGTAATGGAGGTGGCGGAACAACTGCTCCTTCACCTGCAAATTTCGACTTTATCAGTCAGCAACCCAACCAACAACCACCATTACAAGCGTACGTCGTAGGTAGTCAAGTATCAAGCAACTTAGAAGCACAACAATTAATTCAAAACCAATCTAGACTAGGAGGATAAAACATGAACAAAAAAATTAAAGTAATTGAATACGGAGTAGACGACGAAGGATTGCTCGGAGTGTTCGCTATCAGCGTAGTAGAACAACCTGCAATAGGGGTTGATTTTGTAGCGTTAAGCGAACAACACGTTGTGAAGTTCAAAGAAGACTTTAGAGGTCTTTTATACGGCGCTCTATTGATTCCTGACCAACTAATCTACCGACGCAACGACAAGACCGACGAAGAATACTATGTCAAGTATTCGAAAGATACCATTCGCGCTATTGCTTACAACTACTTGAAGCAAAACATGACCAACAACGCAACGGTTGAACACGCGAAAGTGGTTGAAGGTGTGTCGTTGGTTGAAACGTGGATCATCGAAGGCGAGAACGACAAGTCTAAGAACTTCGGGTTCGACCTTCCAGAAGGAACGTGGTTCGGTTGCATGAAAGTTGACAACGAAGAAGTAAAGCAACAGATACAAAACAAAGAAGTGTTGGGTTTCTCTATCGAAGGGAACTTCCTTGCCGAGAAAGAAATGTATTTAAGCGAACACGTTAGCACTTTGCTTGAAGAATTAGACGCAATACTCAAAGGCGAGTAATGAACATCGAAGCAGGGGGGTTCTTAAAGGTCGAACTATTCAACGACGATGCTACCCTGTTTCTTAACGCACTCACCAAGATAACAAATGAGAGTGGTAAAATGGGGTTTAAGTCTTACGGATTGACAGAGGAAGAAATGAAGACGCTAAACACGATACTTGACAATTTAGGATAAAAAAAACGAGGGGTAACTACTCCCCTCGTCAAACCTAAAAATCAAAATCAACCTATGAAAAGCCGAATTGTGAAACAAATATACAGGTTTTTCTATTTAGGAACTAAACATTTAATAAACACTTATATGAACTTAAGAGAAAAAGTTAACGCTCTTTTCGCAAAGCACAATGTAAGCCTATCTGCTGAGGAAGTAGTTGAGGTGAAGCAAATGGTTGAAGCGGTATTAGAGGACGGAACAAGCATCTATTCAGACAGCGACGCATGGGCGCCTGGAGTTCGTGTATTCGCAAAAGACGCAGACGGCAACGAGGTTGTTGTAGCGAACGGAGAATACACAACAGCCGAAGGGGTTATTGTAGTTGTTACTGAAGGACTACTTGTTGAATTGAAACCAATGGTTGAAGAACCAGAAGTTGAGGTTGAAGTAGAAACCGAAGAACAAGCAGCAGAAGTTGTTGTTGAGGACACATTCAACGCAGAGGTTGAAGGTCTTTTGTCTTTGGTTGCTAAATTAGAAAGCGAACTTGCTGACATCAAGAAGGCAAACACCGAACTTTCTGCAAACGTAGAGAAGTTGAGCGCACAACCTGCGGCAACATCAATTAAAGAAGTTAAACAATCAAAAGTAAGCGCACCTTCAAAAAGCTACAATAAAATGTCAGCAGAAGAACGTTTCGTATTTCATCTAAACAAATAAAAAACAAACAATAAAAAATGGCTACTACATTATCCCCAAACCCAATTAACAGCACCTTTTCAGGAGCTGTAGCAGGCGGTTACATTCGCGCTGCATTTTTAAGTAACGAGTCTTTGTCTGCTGTTACATTCAAAGAGAACATTGACTACAAGCAAGTAGTTCGTAAGTTGGTTGACGACATCACTTTCGAAGCACCAACTTGTGACTTCACTCCACTTGGAACAGTTGCATTAAGCGAGCGTATCTTGACTTTGGAAAAATTCCAAATTCACAGACAATTGTGCAAAAATGACTTTTTGAAAGATTGGGAATCGTCCTCAGAGCAGAACGGACAACTTCACGCTTCATTGACTGACGCTATTATAGCTAACGTTTTAGCAGGAATGGCAGCTCGTAACGAAGTATTGATATGGCAGGGTGTTAACGCAACAGCAGGTCAATACGACGGTTTCGAAACATTGTTCGCAGCAGGCGGAAGCGGTGTTCTTACCGTTGCTACTCCAGAGGCTATCACTTCTGCAAACGTAATTGAGGAAATGGGACGTTTAGTTCTTACTCTTCCAACACGCGTTCGTCGCGCTACTGAGAAGCCAATCATCGCAGTTTCTTCTAACGTTGCTGAGGCGTACAGAACAGCTATCTTAGGTCTTGGTGGTGGTTTCTACCTTTATCAAGGAGAGGCAGTTGTAATGAACTGGCAGGGACAGTATGACGTTGTAGAATGCCCAGGAATGTCTGACGACACAATGGCTTTCTACCAAAAGTCTAACCTTTGGTTTGGTACAAACACTCTTGACCAATGGAATAACGTTGCAGTTTTGGATATGTTTGAACATGACCTTTCAAACAACGTACGTTTCGCAGCTTCTTTCTTCGCAGGTGTACAATTCGGTTTCGGAAACGAAATCGCGTTCTACCAATATACTGCCTAATCTCAACCATTCTAACCCTTGCATATATAGAGGTGGTGGCATAAAAACCACCCCTCTTTTGTGCTAATAAAAAACATATAATTATGGCATGTGAATTAAGCACAGGTTTTACACTTGATTGCAAAGACGGCATCGGTGGAATTAAGCAAATTGTTTTATTAGATAAAACAAGTGTTGAAACAATTACGTATGAAGTGGGAACAGAAGTTATAAGTTCAATGGTTATAAATAACACAAATGAACTTTACACTTATGAACTTCCAACTCAAACAGGATCGTTTGAAGAAACAATTAACTTCAACCGTGATGCAGGAACTATTTTCTACACACAAACAGTAAATATCATGATGCAAAAGTTAAGCGCTCCAAAGCGTCTTGAATTGCAAAATGCAGCAACTGTTCGTGTTATTGTATTTGTAAACGACACAAACAATAATTGGTGGGCAATAGGTATTGAAAATGGTGCTGACCTTTCAACAGGAACAGCAGCAACAGGAACAGCACTTGGTGACGCTAATGGATACACTTTGGCTTTCACACACGAAACTCCAAAAAGAGCGTACAAATTAGCTGATGCTCCTTCTGTAATCATTACAGACTAAAAAAACTTTTACACATGTAGGGACAAAGCGTCCCTACGTGATGTAATTTTAGCAAACAAATAAAAGGATAGAATGGTTTATTTGAATACAAATACTGCGAATCAATACGCATGGCTTTCGTTAGACGAGGGACGTGCTTACTTCAATGTTGCGTTTACAAATTACCTTCTTGTTATGACCTACGAAATGACAGGTGAACAACTTGCTCAGGTCGTAGAGGTGATAACAGAAAACGAACGTGTTACTAAAATACGTTTGACAACAGTTGGACTAACTGACGCTGGCAAATACAAGTACGACGTGTACGGACAAAACAGCGCGGTGAATTTAGATCCAACAAACGCTTCCGTTGTAGGTTTGGTTGAACGTGGTTCAATGATTCTACAAGACGGAACAATTTACTTCGACGTTTCTTCGCCAACGATTCCCGTTGACGTAATATATACAGGTGCATAATATGAGCAACATTCAACAAATCAATCTTTCGGCATACCAACCAGTTGAAGCGGTTGAAAAAGACAATCGCGCAGGTTGGATTGATTACGGTTTCAACAACTTATTTCCTCAGCACCTAATCACGCTTTATTACAACAGTCCTATTCACAACGCATTGACGAACTCAATTGCTTACATGATTGAAGGACAAGGTACAGGAACGATTCTTGACAACGCGTTGCAAGGTATTGCATTCGACTTAAAGTTACAAGGTGCATTTGTTGCTGAGGTTATTTGGAGTATGGACTTTACTCGCGTTGTAAAGATTAACCACTTGCCTTTTGAGAACTGTCGCCTTGCATACGACAAAGAACAAGACGAAATTACTGGTATTTGGTACTCAAAAGATTGGGCAAATACACGCAGCAAAAAAGGAAAGCCTGAGTTCATTCCTGCGTTCAATCCTTTACAGGCGGAAGAACAACCAAGACAAGTTATTTACGCACACGGAATGATGGCAGGAAGTTCTTATTACGCAAAGCCTGATTACTTCGGTGCGTTGAACTACGTTGAGTTGTCTTATCAAATGGGACTATACCACGTTAACAATATCTTAAACGGATTATTCCCTTCATTCATTATTAATTTCTTAAACGGCATACCGCAGAAAGAAGAACGCGAGGCAATACGTCGTGAGTGGGAACAACGTTTGAGCGGTGCAAGTAACGCAGGGAAGTTCTTAATGACGTTCAACGAAGATCCTACACGCGCTCCTTCGATTGAATCGTTTCCACTTAGTGACGCAGACAAGCAATATCAGTTTTTATCTGAGGAAACAGCGAAGCAAATCATGGTTGGACACCGCGTTGTGTCGCCATTGATTCACGGCATTAGAGATACAACAGGCTTTGGTTCAAACAAAGACGAAATGTTGGTTGGTATGGAGATATTCAACAACCAAGTTATCAAGCCATACCAAAGAATCATCACAAACACATTCGCGCCTATTCTTGGAAGTGATTTAACTATCACAATGAACAGCGTATTCGACGAAGTAGTTGTTGTTCAACCAACGGTTCAAACTGCTGAGTTAAAAAAAAAAGTAGTTGCTGCTGAGAATAAAATAAGCGCAGAAGATAGCGCGTTGTGGTTGGCTTATCTTAAAGAGAAAGCGGAATACATCAACGAAGAAGAATGGCAATTGCTTTCTGATGAAGAAGTAACTAATCCAGAAGGCGAAGAAAGTTACCGTACGGAGTTTATGAGCGTTAGAGGTTATTCAAACCCTGATGAAAAGGACAAGTTAGACACGGGACTTTATAAAGTTCGTTATTACTACTCAAAGAATTTCACATACAAAGACGGAGAAATTGTAACGCGTGATTTCTGTCAAGAAATGGTTGCGCTTTCTAAAATGGGTGCATTATTCCGCTACGAAGACATTCAGGACATGAGCGACGCAGGAGTGAACGGAGAGTTTGCGCCACAAGGGCAAAGTTCATATAATTTGTTCATTTTTAAGGGCGGAGTCTACTGCCGCCACGCGTGGTTTAGAAAAGTATTTGTACGCAAAAGAGAGGGTGGACGCTTCCTTCCTAACGACGGATTGAACAACGACAGAGTTGTAACAGGCGGAGTAGCGAACGAACTATTTCCAAAAGGCGAAGAAGCGGTACGTCCAAACGATATGCCCAACAGAGCATCATTAAAATATAAATAAACATTATGGCACTACAACCCGAAGTTCTACTCATTGACGAAAACTACATAAAAAAATATAGTTGGATTAACGGCTCGGTTGATCCGTTGCTTCTATATCCTGCAATCTATCTTTCACAAGACAAGTACGCACAACTTTATTTAGGTACTGACCTTTACAATCGCATCAAAGAAGATGTTGTGAACGATGACATTACAGGCGCATACGCAACCCTTCTTGACAATTACTTGCGTCGTATGATAATGTGGTGGACTATGTACGAAGTATTACCGCATTTGTACGTTAAAACAGATAACGGAAGTTTAGTTATTCGTACAAGCGAAGATACTACACCTATCTCACAAACTGATTTGCAGAACTATCGTGACCAAGCGCGTCAACAAGCAATGTTTTACACGCAAAGAATGGTTGATTATTTATGTCATAACTCTAGCGACTTTCCTGAGTATATGACAAACACAACAAACCAAATTTGGTCACAGACAAATGTTTATCCGTCAAACGCTTTTGAGATTAGTTCTGGACGTGATAGACAACCATACGAATATAGAAGACCAGGTTTAGGATGGTTTAGATAACGAATAACAAAACACATGGCTACAAGGGGACGCAAAAAGGACATGGTTAAGCAAAAGATTTACGAGGAGAAATTCCGTAAGTATTTAATTCGAAAAGAGAAACAAATAAAAAGATTGGTGAATGAAAGTTAACGCAGAAGGATACGCTCTAATAAAGCGTTTTGAAGGTTGTCGATTGAAAAGTTACCGCTGCCCTGCGGGTGTTTTTACGATTGGTTTCGGAAACACTTTCTACGAGAATGGAGATAAGGTGAAAGAAGGCGACGTTATAACGCAGCAACGTGCTGACGAATTAGCGAAGTTTATCATTGACCAGTTCGCAGTTTCAATCACTCCCTTTATTTTGAAACCACTCAACGAGAATCAATTTAGCGCGTGTGTTTCACTTGCGTACAACATTGGTACGGGTGGCTTTAAACGTTCTTCGGTGTTTAAGAAATTAAATATCAATCCTAACGATCCAACGATTGCTGATTCATTCCGTTTGTGGAACAAGGGTGGTGGTAAAGTGTTAAAGGGTTTGGTTACACGCAGAGAGGCAGAAATACAACTATACTTCAAATGACATGAATACCGAAAACGAGATAGCTTTGATACACGAGGAATTGCAGAATATGAATAAGAAGATAGACCGCATTTATCACGTTCTTATTGGTGATGACGAAATGAAAATCGAAGGTCTTGTGAGTAAGGTTCAAAAACACGATAAGTATATTCAAAACCAACGTTTACAAGTCGCTCGTTTTAGTGGTATTGCAACCGCTGCTGGTGTCGTTGGTGGTCTTATTGTTCAACTTGTCCTGCGTCTAATATGAAAGAATGGTTAATATCTTTGTTAAGTTCGTGTTCAAAAGTTAGTTCGAAACGAATTGTTGCTATATTTGTTACAATTAACCTAATTGCTTTCACCTATGTTGCGACTTTTACAACTTACGTTTGTCCCATTGCAATGTTTGACACATTAGCATTGTTGACCGCAGGATTGTTCGGTGGTACTGTAATTGAGAGATTCACAAAACAAGCAAAGAATGGCAACACCGAAAACACCAGCGAGATTAATAGCTGAGGAAGTTTGTTCTAAATTCAAAGACACTCCTTCGCTCACTCTTGCAAAGAAATTGTTTGCAGAATATCCCGAAGTTTACACAACAGAAGAACACGCGCGTGACTTTATCCGCACTATTCGTGGTAAGCATGGTAACCTTGAAAGAAAGAGAACAACGGACAAGTCATTGTTTGAAGCAAAGCCACGACCACTCAACCCATTTGCCCTTCCGAAGTCGTATGCTAAAAAGCGCAGACACGTTGAAGTGAAGGGAACGAAGTTCTTAATTCTTTGTGACGTTCACATTCCTTATCAGGACAACGAAGCCTTAACCGTTGCAATTAACGAAGGTGTTCGTCAAGGATGCGACGCGGTTATTCTAAATGGTGACGCGTTAGACTGTCACATGATTAGCGACTTCGTCAAAGATCCACGTAAGAGAAAATTCAAGGATGAACTGTATGCAATGCGTCAATTTGTGGACACGCTGCGTACACAATTTCCAAACGCTCACATCTACTATAAAGAAGGAAACCACGAAGAACGCTACTGGCGTTATATGAGAATTAAAGCACCTGAGTTGTTTGACATTGACGCTTTCGACTTTGCTTCATTGTGTCATTTGGATAAGCACAACATAACGTGGATTGACGGCAAGAGCAAACTGAATATAGGCAAACTTTCAATCTTTCACGGACACGAGTTCGGTAAGCAATTCCTTCCGTCTGTTAATGTGGCGCGTGGATTGTTTATGAAGACAAAAGTTTCTGCGTTGTGCGGACATCATCACCAGACTGCTGAACACAACGAGCGTGATGCTAACGGTAAGTTCATCACTTGTTGGGGTGTTGGTTGCTTATCTGAATTAAGTCCTGACTACAATCCTTATTCGAAGTATAATCACGGCTTCGCTATCGTTGAGAAAGGAACGAACGGAAGTTACAGCGTCAAAAATTTAAGAATACACGAAGGTCAGATATTATGAGAAGGAATATACTTGCGGCGTTGCTGCTATTTATTGGAACATCGTTGCTTTGGTTGGTGTTGTGTTGGAATTGGTGGGGACGACCTGTTGCAAATAATACAACAACTGAAATTCAAAAGCAAGATAGCGTCATTAACTACAACGCTGGCGAATACGACCGCCTGCTTCAAGAACAAATTGAACTTTACAAACAACTTCGAACGTATGAAGATGCTCAACTTACAGCCAAAACCACCTATCAAAGAACTCGTGATTCTATTATTATTCGAG